AAACTGGATCTGTAAGAATTTGGTCAGAGCATGCTCTTCAAATGAGATTAGATATTCAAATGTATGATGGCTCAGGTAATACTGTAGGCGGAACAGATAGCACAACAGTTACTTTAACTCCAAATCAATGGAATACTCTACAGGTTGTTTCAAGCGTAAACTCTGTAGGATATTTATTAACTCTTAATGTTCTTAACTTTAACTCAGCAACAGATACTGGAAAAATATTTTATTTAGATCAAGTTTCTGTAGAAAATTTAAGATATCATACAATTTTTCAAAATGCTGGTGCAAGATCTGCTGGACAAATAAAATATACAATTCCTAAAACTGGTCCAGACTATACCGCATTAATTTGGACAGTTATTGGTCCGCAATGTAGCTCAGCTGCTGGAGGAACACATCCATTTTTCACTTTATATGATACATCAACATCTTATGCTACATTAAATTATCAAGAAGGATCTACAAAGTTGCAGGCATTTAAAGACGATACGGATCCAAATACAGATATTCAAATAAATGCTGTAAATTATAATCCAGGAGATGTAGTATTCGGAGCCCTTGTTAATGATGGATTAACTCTTACAATGTATGTCGCTAAGGCTGGAGACGTATCTCTTCAAACAACAAGTAGCGCAACAGAATTTGATACATTTGAGTACGTGTACCTTGGACAAGACCCATCAAATTCACGTTGGGCAAATTCAACAATTGAACAATTTTTGTTATATAATCGTGCTTTAACTCAAGCAGAAGTTTTAGCAATTTTCAATTCAGCAACACCGTTAGACTACACATCAGATAAAAGAATTATTTTTGCAGCTGCTACCCCAAGCACACTTGCAACATATAACGGTTTAGGTGTAGCTGGAACTGGTTCGTACAGAAATGAAGATATTACAGTTTCTTTAGATATAGTTTCTGCTATTTCTTCAAATACAACTTATGGCCCAACTGGTTCATCTACACATATGTTTTATGGACAAGATGTTAAAAAACTTCAAGTTAATAATATAATTTCTACTGGGTCAAATGTAACAACATCAACATTATATAAGGTAGACAATATTTCGGATGCTCCTAATATAGGCCCGATAGCATATGTATCTAAGATATAGGAGAAATAATGAATATATTAAGCATGCATTATGATAACCACGAAAATACAATGGTTAAAATTAAATATGATAATCAGGCTGTTAGAGACTCTGTTCCTTTAGAAGATCCAGAGGTAGTGGCATGGTTAATATCTGAAAATGAAATTTTGGAATGCCCATACGGAGACTTTGAAACAAAAGGCGATCCTAACGCTTAACACCTGACCCAACTTAGGGTATAATGGCATTATGTCATATCAATTAAAAACCATAAAAGATTCACCTATAGGTTTTTGGACCTTGGATGAGTCTTCTGGCTCTATTGCATATGATAAATCTGGATGTAATAATCATGGGACTTATATAGCATCTCCCGCCTCAAATATGTTGCCTCTAGTTCCTGGCGGAATCTCTGGAACTAAAATAACTAATACGGCATACGCTACATTTCCAGTAACAAAAGATTTTTATTCTTCAACAGTCGGAGCGGGACTAGCAAACAAATACACATCAGATAACGATTTTACTTTAGAGGTATGGGTAAATCAATCTATAGAGTCTAACAATGAAACTCCGCTATTTGCAGACACTACAAATAACATAGGTTTATATTGGCATAAAGGCGATATTGTATTTAAGGTATCAGCCACAGATTCTATTAGATACTGCATCCCATACAGCAAAAAGGTACTTCATCTTGTAGGAGTTTATTCTGTATCTGGAATATCTTTATATGTAGATTCAGCTCCAGTTGCCTCTAAGTCTTTATCTAATTTTAAATTCACAAATACTACAACCACATTTCAGACTGGTCCGACGGCAGATGCAGGAGATGCATTTATTGTAGATGCCCCAGCTATCTATAGATACAGCCTACCATCATCATCAATAAGAAGACACTATTTATCTGGAAATGTAACAGTATCTCCAATACATGTTGTGTTCCCAGATCGTGGAACTTTATTTAGCGGGACAGACGCAAATATTAGAGCCCCATTCGATTATTCATATCCAGTAAATAGGCCATGGACGGACTTTGTAGATGCCAATACATATTACGATGCTGGTAAAAAACATATTACCTTTTATCAGACAGAAACAGTTGAGGCTAAAAGCCTAGTCATAAATGACTACTTTTTAATTCCATCTCAAATAGGATTAACTACTTCTAAGGTTGAGTGGCGGAATGATCTGGGAATTACAGTAGAATCCAGCGTAGATGGAACTACATACCTACCTTGCGTAAATGGACAACCATTACCTCAATACAACAAAGACTCGTTTAATTCTATTGGTAAGGTCTATATTCGAATTACAATGTCTACGACAGATGCAAGTAAATTCTTGCCTAAGCTATCATTTTTCTGCATAACCTTCTATTCTGATAAAACCCTATATTCAGATAATTCTGGGGATAAAATAACCTCAACAACAGATTATTATCTAGGATCATTAAATTATCCTATTCTATCTCGAAATTACATGAATGGAATTAGGGCTAAAAGCGGAGCTGGGTTTGACCTTGAAACCGCATCCTCTATAAAGTCTTTAGAAATGTTCTTTACACCCGCTACGTTGGCCGCTAACACCCTATTCTATGATTCTGGCAGTACAACCACCAGATTCGCCTGGAATGGCTCTGGAACCCTTTCTAAGGCCAATATAGACAAGGTATACATAAACGGGGTAGATGTATCGACTGCTACTAATATAACTAATTATTTCTTAGATGAAGAGCCTAGCCATGTCGTATTAATATTTACTGACCCAATTACAGGCACATTTAAATTCAATTATGAAACATCTGGGGGTCCAAGTAACCTTTATAAGAACATAGCGCTATATCAGGATGAGCTTACAGCAGGTAAAGTTGAGACCCATTTTGAATTATATACAGGCAAGCCTGTTGAAACTATCACAGAATCTGCCATCACCCTGACAGAATTACCAGCCGTTTATTATAATAACGACTGGATTGTGTTACAATCTGTATAATTTTGTCAATTCATCTGACAAAAAGCTGGACTTAGGTCGTAGAAAGTGGTAAAATAAAAACCTATGGACACTGGAAAGATTAAATATTCATCACCTGAAGAAGAGACCCGCCTAGGAATTTATGTCTGGGAAATGCCAGATGGTCGCTGGATTGGCGACGACGATGGAAATTATCTTTCAGTAACATCCATGAAAAACAATAAAGCTAAGATCGATGCTTTGGCTAATACTGTAAGGTCTTATGGAATATATGAAGGATCCCCTAAATTCCTATCAGGACGTAGAAAAGTTGATGACGAAGAGTTTGAGCATCAGAAACAAAGACTTAATTGGGGACTAGTACCAGATCCTTTGGATATTGGAAACTACAAAGACGAAATGAAAAAAGCAGGTAAAAAATAATGGATCATATTCAAGACGATAATACAGAAGAGATTCAAATCTCTAATGCAGCAGATTGGGTAAAATTTAATACTCCTACTGCTCAAAAGACAAATGATCCTTTTAAAGTTGAAGGCGAAGACCTAGTTAAAGTATCTGGACTTAGTCCAGCATTTCGTCGCAAAATGAATCGTGACCTACAAAAAAGATTTACAGGCATTGACGGAACAGGAACACAGCAGAACCTACTTGCTCAAGCAATTACTGGTTATGCAATGTTTGACCTAATTGAGCCACCATACAATTTAGAATATTTATCACAAGTATATGAAATCTCTCCATACAACTACGCAGCAATTAATGCTAAAGTTGCAAACATTGTAGGACTTGGATTTGATTTTATCGAGACTCGTAAAACAGTTGAAGCTATGGACGGAATTGATAGCGACATGCAATTAGAAAGAGCACGTCGTAAATTAAATAGATTACGTCAAGACCTACACTCATGGCTAGAAGATTGCAATGAGGAAGAAACATTCAAAGAGACTTTAATTAAGTTCTATACAGATGTAGAGGCTACAGGAAACGGCTATCTTGAAATCGGTAGAACAACAAATGGCAAAATAGGATATATCGGACATATTCCTGCAAAGACTATGCGTGTACGCCGTTTGCGTGATGGATACATTCAATTGCTTTACGGCAAGGCAGTATTCTTCCGTAACTTCGGAGATCAAGATACTCCTAACCCAATTGCAGGCGGACTAGAGCGTCCTAATGAAATTATTCATGTAAAGAAATATACCCCACAAAATAACTATTATGGAATTCCAGATATCGTAGCAGCATCTAACGCTATGGCTGGAAACGAGTTTGCTGGAAAGTACAACCTGGACTACTTTGAGAATAAAGCAGTTCCAAGATATATTATCACCGTAAAGGGTGCAAAGCTTTCAAGCGAATCAGAAAGAAAACTTCTAGAATTCTTCCAGGTTGGTCTAAGAGGAAAAAATCACAGATCTTTATATATTCCACTTCCTGCAGATTCACCAGACTCTAAGGTTGAATTTAAGATGGACCCAGTCGAGGCGGGAACACAGGACTCATCATTTAATACATATCGCAAGATGAACCGTGATGAAATTCTAATGGCCCATAGAACCCCAATTAATAAAATTGGAACTCCAGAAGGAATTAATTTAGCAGCAGCACGAGATGCAGACAAGACATTTAAAGAGCAGGTTTGTCGTCCAGCACAAGATATTCTTGAAAAGAAAATAAATAGAATTATTTCTGAAATGACAGATGCTCTAGAAATTAAATTCAACGAGTTGGCTCTTACTGACGAAGATGCTCAATCTAAGATTGATGAGCGTTATTTGAGAATGCAGGTAATTACTCCTAACGAAATTAGAATTCGTAAAGGCATGGTTCCCCTAGACAGTGGAGATGAGGTTGTAGTTTTAAAACCTCAGCAACAGGCAGAAATTCGGTCACAGGCCGCAAATAGCAGAAGGCGGGATCAAGAAAGAGAAAATAATGCTCCCGATATTTCAGGGGAAGCTAGAAACCCACAGGGCGAGGGAAGACAAGTCGAGTAGTCCTGCTCAACCATTATTTGCCTTATATACAATAACGTTATAAAATTAAGCATATGAATATTGAGAAATCTTTATGGTCTTCGCATGGCGATAACATCAGTTTATCTGTCCCATTCACGAAAGTTAATCGTGAAAAGCGCACAGTTTCTGGATTCGCCACACTAGATAATTTAGATCAAACAGGTGATGTTGTCACAGCAGAAGCAAGCCTAAAGGCATTTGAAAGTTTCCGTGGTAATATCCGTGAGATGCATGGACCAACAGCAGTTGGCAAAATGGTTTCATTTAAGCCAGAAACATTTTACGATCCAGCAACAAAAGAATTTTATAGCGGAGTATATGTAGATGCATATATTTCAAAAGGTGCTCAGGATACTTGGGAAAAGATTCTTGATGGAACTCTACAAGGATTTTCAATCGGTGGAAAAATTGTTGAGGCGGAAAATGAAGTTAATAAGTCAACAGGTAAGCCTGTAAGATTTATTAAAGAGTATTCACTAATCGAGTTATCGGTAGTAGACTCACCAGCAAACGAGCTTTGCAATATTTTGTCTATTCAGAAAATGAATGGACAATTAATTTTTAAAGGTATTGCCGCAGAGACAGTTACAGAAAATATTTTTTATTGTGAAGATTCAGACTCAGTCTTTATCTCACAAGATGCATCATATGACTCCCCAGTTACAGGTAAGCCTGCAACATTAATCGGATGGGTAGAGAGTAACGATGTAAACAAGTCGAAAGAGATAGACAGAATTCTTGATTCATTTAAGAAATCAAGATTAACGTTGCCTGATACACAAACAATTGCAAAACAGGCAAACGCAGAAGGAGGTAATGAAGTGTCAGAAAACACAGAGACAGTAGTAGCAGAAGAAACTCCTGCTGCTGTAGATGAGACAACAGTAGCTGCACCTGCAGAGGATGTAGCACCTGTTGAGGCAACTGTTGCTGATGAAGCACCAGCTGTTGACGCTTCTGCTGAAGTTCTGGAAAAAGCAGCCGACGTATCAGAAGTTGAGGTTGATGAACCTGATTTTGCAAAGATGCTCGGTGATCTAAAGGGATTCTTCTCAGACACACTTGCAAAAGCATCTGAGGCAAACGCAGCTCAAGTTTCAACAATTAAAGAAACTGTTGAGACATTCAGCAAGAGCGTAGATACTCGAATTTCAGAATTAGCAGAACAACACGCAGCCCTTTCAAAGGCTGTCGAAGACATCAAGAGCACGATTGATGGTGTAGAAAAGCGTGTCGATGCAGTAGAATCAGAGACTGCAATTAAGAAGTCCTCAGACCTTGGCGGGTCTCAGGAAGTAACAATCAAAAAATCAAAATGGAACGGTTCTTTCCTCGGTTCCGTACAGGAAATTTTTAACTAAACTAAGGTAGGTGAAATAAAATAATGAGCAATGAAACATTAGAAAAGACAGTCGCCGCTGGTACAACCCAGACAACCACTATGGTTGGCGCTGCTTTCAGTGACACTGGCATCCATCGTGGAAACGAAGGAAAAGGTGGTCTATTAAATCCAGAGCAATCATCACGATTCTTGGATTATATGTTCGACGCAACCGTTATCGGTAAAGTGGCTCGTACTGTTCGCATGCGAGCAGACACCACTGAAATTGACCGTATCGGTGTTGGAGAGCGCTTAATGACAGTTGCAGCACAAGCAGATGATACATCAGCAAATGCAGCAGTAACTTTCTCAAAGATTTCTCTAACAACAAAGAAGCTTCGCTTGGATTGGGAGCTTTCAACTGAGTCTCTAGAAGACAACATCGAAGGTGCAGATCTAGAAGATCATATTGCACGTTTGATGGCAACACAGGCAGGTAACGACATTGAGGACGTAGTCCTTAACGGTACAGGCACAGGAACAGACCTAATGTCTGCATTCCAAGGTGTTGTAGCAAAGGCTAAAGCAACAGGACGTGTTATCGACAACGGTGTAGCAACAAGTATTTCCCGTGCTACATTCAACGCAGCACTAAAGGCTATGCCACGTAAGTACAAGCAACGTCGTACAGACCTTCGCTTCTTGGCAGGTTCAAACTTGGTCCAAGATTACTTATACAATACATCTGGAAACATCCAGAACGTAAACCCACAAGATATTGCTTCAAGCATTATCCGTGGAGACGTAGCTCCAGTTTCAGGTCCAGCAGGATACGTAGCACCATATGCATTTGGTATTCCAATTGTTGAGGTTCCACTACTTAATGAGACACAAAACGGAGATTACACAGGTGCATCAGGATCACACGGTGACGTACACTTGACATTCCCAAATAACGTAGTTATTGGTATCAAGCGTGACGTAACTGTATACCGATTCTTCTGGCCACGTAAGGACTCCATCGAGTACACAATGTATACTCGTGTAGGCGTTCAGATCGAGCAACCAGATGCTTGGGTAGTTGTAAAGAACGTTAAGGTCGCTTCCTAATTTAAGGATTTAGATCTGCAATTAAAAGTCCCCCCAGTAACCCTGGGGGGCTTTTCATTTTAATTTCTTAATGCTATAATTGATTTACACGGAACAAGGAGAATAAATGTCATTTGAGACACTAAAGGTATCTGACCTGAAAAAAATAGCCGAAGATTTCGGGGTAGATATAGACAATTTAAAAAATAAAGCAGACATTATTGCAGCACTCTCAGAAGAGGGAGTCACCTGGGCGGTTTATCAAAAGACCGTAGATATACTAGAAGAAGAGACAGAAGACATGGCAGACCTAACAGTCGTAAAAAATGAAAAGAAAGAGCAGTCCGAAGAGGATGTCCTTGTAAAGATGGAAAGAGATAATTTCCGTTATGACATTTTGGGATTTAGTTTTACAAAAGACCATCCATTCATTGCAATGAGCAAAGACAAAGCTCAACAAATTTTTGACAAGGAGGACGGGTTTAGATTAGCTACTCCAAAAGAAGTACAGGATTATTATCACTAATCTCCCCGCAGTAAATGGAACTATACATAGGGTCTACTAACCCAGTAAAGCACAAAATCTTTTGGAGAGGCGAGCCAACAGATGCTGATGCGCTTCCAGTAGTAACCGTTTATGATGTTAGCTTGGATCCAGTAAATCCAGTCAACCCTTCAACAATACTATATACACTTACTGCAGAAAAGCTTGAAACAGAAATTGGTGTATATCAAGTAGCGCTTCCAGTCAATGCAACATATAAGTCAAGAGACTTAAAGTTGACATGGAGCTATTCTGTAGCTGGATCTGCTCAAACAAGAAGCCACAAGCTTTATGTGGTTCAACCATATGTAGATTTAGCGCAGGCATACGGCACATTAGACTTTGGCAATGATCCCTCAGACCCTAATTATAAAAACTATGAGCAAATTACAGAGGCGGAAAGATATGCTCGTAAGGTTATAGAAGGATATACAGGTCAAAAATTCTATTTAACCAATGAAGTATATTCTCTATATGGATCTGATTCAGATACCCTGGCCTTGCCAGCAAAGATTAATACATTACATCAATTATATGAAAACGATGTATTGCTTGTAGATAATATTAATAATATCGACAACTGGAACTATCAGTT